CTTGGGTTTGAGCGAGGAACTTGCAGCTGCATATCAGGGATGCCAAGGTAGTTCTTGATGAGCGCATAGGCACTGATGTTGTCCTGAGTAAAGGCATTCCTGCTTGCACCGGAGGCATCACCGTTGATGATGTAAACCATATCAGGAAACTCTTGCTTGATGGTCTGGCATAGTGCTGCAAGGTCTCCAATACGATACACCTTGATGATGTTGATGGTGGCATAGTAGATGCCCTCCTCAGAGTTTTTGATGTACTGAGCCACTACGCATGTGTTAGTCACATTGAAGTCAAAGGAGAGGTACAGGTTATGCGTAGGCGAGGCCTTGATGTAGCCATCATAGACATGCTTGCTGTAATCGAATGAAGTGGCAAAGAGGCTTTCCCTATCCCAGATGCCCCACTGACCAAGGGCATAGACTTCGTAATAAGTCTGGCTGACTGACTTCAGTGCCTCCATCCTTGTGACATACTCATCATCAAGAAAGCTCAGAGCATCCTTGTAAGTGCCATGCAGCCTGAGTATCTGGTTCTGCTCCTTTGCCGGCACATCGTCAAAAAATCGCTTCTTTATCCAGTGGCTATCGGAGACTGGATTGAAGGTCAGGAAGAATCTCTTTGGTGTCTCTGACTTACCTCTGAGGCGCAAAGTGATCTGAGTGAAGTCCTCCAGACTTAGCTCAGTAGCCTCCTCAATCCAGATGTACTTAGCCTGGGAGAGTGACTTTAGCTTCTCAGGATCATCACAGCCAAGGAAAACAATCTTATTGCTGCCGGATTGCAGCTCAAGGTATCCTGTCTTGGCCTTAACCAACTTCTCAAAGCCCCATTGGCTTATCTTGTTCCTAAAGTCAGCAAAGACTGAATTACGCAAAGTGCTGGCAACCTTCCTGATGACAAAGTAAGTCTGGAATTGGTTGGCCTTATGATTGCATATCTCAGCCAGAAGCAGCTGGATCATGGTCTGACTCTTTCCACTTCCTGCTCCTCCCCATAAGATGTTGTAGGTCTTAGGCTCAACCAGAGCAGGCAAGTACTTCTGACTCCACAGGTCAGGAGATGACAAGTCAACTGTTATCATCGGATGCTTGGCCTATTGGCTTGGGCAGAATGACTGTTGTTAGATTAGCCTCTACATCAATGTCTTGCTTTGGCTTCCCATAAGCTCTATCAAATAGAACCTCAGCTGCTCTTACATCTCCTCTTACTGCTTTTGCTCTTAATGCAATTAAAATTGCCTCAGCAGCAGTTTTTCCATCCTTCTGATCTCCAAGGACATTAGCAAGTAATTCCCTTAATTCAGGGATTTTCTTAGGTCTTCCAGCAGGATTGCCAGACTGTCCTTTTTTCCATTTACCTTTTTCAAGATTCTCCGGTCTTGGCATCCTTGTTTTGTCCTTGTAAAGTACCTTGTGACATTATCACTTATTATCTGCGTAAAATCTGCGAGCATAACGGCCATATTTTTGTAGCCGATCGGTTAATTGTTTGCTCTGCGTAATATTCCAATTCATTGGCTGACCTGACTGTGTAAATACATTTACTTTCCCAGTCTTGACATCAATGTATGCTGTCTGTTTTACTTTTTTGGTATTATAAACAGGCCCACCATTGATGTATAACCTCTTCTGGTCTCCTTTTTCCCAATATCTAACATCTGCGCCCATTTTTTTGCCAACTGATTTAGCAAGTTCCTGTCCTTCAACTCTGCGAAATCCTGGGCCTGATGCTGCTCCACCGCCTCCGGTTGCTTTTTTGCGTACACCGCCTGATGCTTTAGCCATTTTTTAAGGTCATTATATTGTCTTGCCAAATTAAGTTTTTTTCTTGGCAAAACTTATGTACTTGCTTGCCGCCTCCATACACCACCATAAATGGGTTGTCAAGGCCAGATATTTCTTTAGCTATATGATATTCAGCTTCTAAATCATCAAATCTATTAGCATAAGCACGGGTTGCAAAGGCATTATAGCCTTTGGGAATGCCTAATTGATTAAGCTCTCTAAACTTCTTGCTGACATTAAGATCAACCAATACTTTAATTTCATTGGATTGCAGGAATCTGGCAATCCATCGCTTCTTGTAAATTAGAAATAAGCCATAGCTCTTAGGTGTCTCATTGAATAGACTAAGGTTAGGTTCAACAATAGCCTTACAACCTGACTTAATTAGCTTATATGGGTCATCCCAAAGCGCATCGAACCGATAGTCATCTACATAGAAGTGATAAGTACCTGGATTACCATTATCCCTGCTCTGAAAGCCATAAGGAGCAAAAGGAATATCAAGCATTGAAACCGGATAAAGTGGTAACAATGTTGGTATATCATATTCATTATCAGAAGGGAATAAGCAATCTGGAATCCAAGGTGCTTTTTCTTGCTCCTCAAATCCATCTGGATCAGGTTCATCAAATCCTGGTACATCTAATCCCCATTCTGCCAATTCCTCTGGCATGTATTCATTGGCTAACGAATCCCAATCCCACTCACCGAATCCAACATTGTCTTTAATAATGAACTCACGCTGTTTGGCCTCATCCCAATCAACTACCTCAACAGGCACTTGCTTCCACATGGCTTCCTTCATGGCTTTGAATCGCATATTGCCTCCAAGGATAACCATGTCCTGATTAACCACTATTGGCCTGACATTTGCCATCTCTGGGAAGTCCTTAAGCGACTGAACGAGCTTCTTGAACTTATCATCCTTAATAAGTCTGGGATTGCTCGGATTGGGCTTAATTTCTGAGATTGAAACTACTTGCATGCAGGATTATTTCATCTTTGGCTTCATGCTTGGCATCTTAGGCTTTGCCGCTTTCTTAGCCTTTTTAGCCACAGACAGAGCAATAGCTACTGCCTGCTTCTGAGGCTTGCCTGCCTTCATTTCGGTCTTGATGTTTTTGCTAATGGTCTTAGCGGAGTAGCCTTTCTTTAGCATAGTCTTAAAGTTTATGCAAAGATAAGTATTTCAAAATTGCCTCATAAACTTCAAGCTGATTGCGCCATCTGCGCTTGTGTCCAGGAGCAGCATCTTGGATTAATAGCTTATTTTTTAGCTGAGTTATTTTTCTGCCAAGATAATCCCGGCAGTCTTGACTTGTCATCATAGTTGGTTTAAGTTCGTAAATAAGATCGCTGCTGTAAGTGCTTTTGCCTTCCCACTGTTGAGGCACTTGACTAATATGGATTTCCTGAATCATAGTCTGTAAGCTGCATGAGTGGACCATTGAATCGCAAAGGTATTATTCCTGTGCTGCCAGAGCGCATCTTAACCTGGTCAATCAGGCAAAGGCCAGCATTATGCAATTCTGCGCTGCCGACTTTGGTGGTGGCTGTTGGCTCAAAGTAGTACTCAGGCCTCATCATCATCCAGATGACATCAGCATCCTGCTCAACTGAACCAGACTCTCGGAGGTCGCTCATGAGTGGCATTTTATCACCTCGTTCATCCACTCTGCGGCTAAGTTGAGACAATGCCACCACCGGAATCTGGAGTTCTTTGGCAAGCAGCTTTAGACCTCTGCTTATTTCGCCTATGATGTTCACTCGGTTTGTTTCTTTTGGATTGACTGAGTTAATAAGGCCAATGTAATCCACAAACAGCACTCTGATGTTGTGCTTGTTTTTCCACATGGTGGCCTTAGTTCTGATTTTAGAGATATTGACATATCCTTCATCGCTTATCTTGATAGCCCAAGCCTTCATTGCCTGGATTGCTTCATAGAGATTGTTGCGGTCAAGGTTAGTCAGTTCACCTTGCTTGATTTTGTAGGCCCAGACATTGGACTCCTGAGAAGCCAACCTCTGCACAAGCTCATGCTTTGTCATCTCAAGGCTGAACATTCCGCAACCTATGCCCTGCTTTGCCAAATTGCGGATAAGTGTAACCACAAGGGCAGTCTTGCCTTGCCCTGGTCTTGCACCTACAACAGTAAGCTCGCCATTGGTCAAGCCTCCGCATAAAGTGTCCAAGGCATTGATGCCTGTCCGGTAGCCAGCTATTTCTCCAGGTTTGGCATTAAGCCACATCTTTGCCGACTCATTGAGCTGCTTCAGGAAGTCATCATCCTGATTGGTGATCGCAGAGGCAAGGAGGTTATCAAACTTGTTCTGATACTGGGCAAAGATTTCAAAGATGTCACCTGAGTCGCTCTGAGTGTGCTGATGCAGCTCAATGCTGAGTGCATAAAGTTTTGCCTTCAGATAGTTTTCAATCAACAGTCTGCAATGTGTCTCCACATGACCAGGAGATTTGAGTGAAGCATAAACTTTGGCAATTGCTTTCACCCCTCCGGCTTCCTTGATTAGGCCCGACTTCTTGATGGTGGCAACTGTTGTCTCAAGATCAACATGTTCTCCGGCATCTTGCAGTGCAAGAATAGCCTTGGCAATAATCTTGTGCTGTTCAATCTGGAAGCAATCGAGATTAGGCAAAGTTGAGAATGCCATGAGCCTATCTTCGGCTGATAGCATCATTGCGGAAAGGACTTGCCTCTCCAGTTCTTCATTTTCAAAATTCATAGCTATTGGTTTGAGGTAAATGTAAAGGATTCGTGGAATCGGTGCGACCGGCCGGCCGGAACTTCTACGGTTTGCTCGTTATTTTTTCTTTTAGGATAATTCGATTGATTCCTTGCCCAAGTTGCCAACCTTCTTGAAATGTCAAAGAACTTCTCAGCTTGATATCTCATCTTGCCTTTGCCATCCTTCTCCATCCAATAGGCCTGAAAGTCTGCCAACATTTGCTTGTCATATTTAGACTCGAATAGTGAGAGGTCTGAAAGGTCTATTCCCTCATTCTTTAGTTCTTTAGTTCTATAGTTCTTTAGTTCTTCTATGTAGGGCAGTGCTTCGTGCTGTGCTTTGGTCAGTGCTTCAGGCAGTGCCTCAGTATCTGCTTTGGTATTTTTGCCCCAAGCAACTACCACAGCTTGATGCTGATTGATGGCCTTCTGGACTATTCGTATAAAACCAAATTCAGCAAGATCATTTAGGCATTTTGAGTATGTCTTATAGTTGCGGATGCCTGTGGCTTCCATTGTAATTGCTGATGGAAGGCCAAACTTATCCTTTTGACTTAGCTTGTTCCAATGATAGACTAAGTAGAAGTAAAGCTCCGTGTGAGCATGAGTTACTTTTTCAGGATGCTGGAATCTGAACTCAAACCAGGCATCTGTTAATTGATAGCCATTCATAGGTATATTCCACTATCAAGTAATATTTGTTCAACTGAAGGCATATCTAAAAAATTATCGTAAACACCCTCTGCAACAATAGACTCATCCAGCCACACCATAACCTTTACATTGTTAAGTTCTGGACTGTGAGTAATCTCAATTTTTAATTGTTTAAAAACTAAATGCATAAAAATAAAAAGTCCTTTGTTCGCCGTTCGGGGTAGCAGACCCTACTAAGCGGACAAAGGACATTAAATAATTAAAACTACGCTGCTGCTACCCAGCGGTCTTTCGACATGCAATAATAACTACTCTTTCTGAAAGTTGTTTATATGCTCTGTGAATTTTGTGAGAGTCTCATCATCCATTTCAAAAATCTGCCAGACCAGGTCTATGATGGAGTGGTTGATGCTCTCCTCTGCCTTAATCATCTCCTGGTCAAATTGCTGATGTAGAAACTTCTCAAACTGAGCAGCATCATTCATGAGCCTATTGAAGTGCAGCTTTACATCCTGCCTTGGCTTACGGTCAGAATACCTTATCACAGTGCCTACTTCGAGCAGGCCTTTCACGAAGAAGGTGAATTTGCTAAAGTCGTTCATATTGGTCTATTGCTTTAAAAATCTGTAACGCTACTTGAGGCACTATGGCATTTCCTCCGGCTTTGATTGACTCTGTTCGCCATTTAGAAAAGGTAATAGAGTCCAATCTGTCGGAAAGCCCATCATCTCCATCACAAATTGGGGAGACAGATGGAAACCTAAACCATTGTCCTGCGCCCATTGACTTACTTCTTCTCCCAAATTGCTTTTTTTCCGATCTGTCAAACCATGTCTGCAATCCTGAGTTTTCGGTGTCGGCAGCATTCCCATGTCCAAAGCTCTGGCAAGTGTTACAGAGTGCATTGAGCCTTCTTTTACTTGTGTGCTTTTCATGTTTACAGTCGCATTGGTTGAGTCCATTGTTGTCGGAGTAGGTAGCATTCCTAACTTCTTCATTGTCGGCTCGTATCCGCTCATTATCTCCTGCGCCAAAGTTCCG